GCTTAGTCAGACGGGTCACTATGGTGCCACATCGTTTGTGGTGGCACCTGTGTGGACGGGGTGCTTTCGAACCCCCACCGGCTTCTGGGCTGGTGTAACCTCGCGCGGTAATGACTTGGGGGTGGGTGTGCGGCTGTTTACTCTTAGAGTTGCCAAGACAGTCGCCGGAACCGTGCACATTCATGTATTCACCTTTCGGGGTGTATTGCTGCTTCTGTAGCAGTTTACGCTTGAGATAGTCAGATGTCTCTAGTATTGCACAATTGCGACTAGTGCGCAGACTCTAAGCTTTGATGAGTTACCCAATAAGCAGTGTTGTGCCGATAAGGCTTAAATGTTATACAGCATTGGATTTTAATTTCTTCGCTTAATCAAGTCCATTGCTGCCGCAACATGATAGTGTGAAGTTGCCGAAAGGTGATTATAATTGTAAACGCACACTTACCCAAGCAACTTATGGAGTCAGACCAAGAGGCTTATGCCGTCGGTCTCCATTGGGGGATTAAAGTTTCAATTAGCAAGATCGGCTATCGTCTAAACGCGGCCCATTAATTTCGAAATGGGGTAAGGTTAATACACCTGCTAGCTTAAATGAATGTATGTCTGACAAATCGAAAATCTATGGTGGTAAGCCCGGTGCCACCCAAATAGAACCGGGCACCAAGGTTAGCTTTATCGATATGGAGGATGTCGCAATTGCCAATAGCGCGAAGGCAACGCGTGGCAAGCGCGGCAAACGACGTGGAAAGCGAGCCAAGGTAGGCAAGACCCCCCCGCTTCGGGGGGGGGGCGCTGCCGGCTCCCCTGTTGGGGGGAAAGTGGACATTCGTCCAGAAGTTGACACTGCCGCCTCGGGGGTGGTGAAGACAAAAGTGCCAGTCCTACCAGCTAGGGTGAGGGACGAAGATTTCAAGTTGATTGTTGATATCTTTGGTCCCCATACGAATGGGGCGGGCGCGATAGGAACTGCTAACACCTGGAATGTGTTGGACGTGCTTGGGAGAAAGCATTTCCATTCTGATGGGCGTTGGCTGCCAAAGACTAGTCGTGGAGCGGGTAGTTGTGCAGGTCTCAAATGGAGGATGTTGATTGATGCGCGCACTATAGACTGGACGAGCGAGGACTTCAAGAGGAGCACCATAAACCTTCGTTACCCTAATGGTAAAGAGGGTTCTGTGTCATTGTGTTCCCTGTTGAAGCGCGAGGCTTTGGCTGAGTTTCGAGACCTGTGCTTTTACGCACCTCCTTTGGCGGGAGAATCAAAGCTTGGGATGGTTGGCATCCTGTTTGATCTAACGCAAATGGAGACGTATAAGCGATTGAAGGGTGTTGCGGGGGTTATTTCGGGGTATTTTAGAGCAGGAAACATGCATTATGTTATTGACAATGATGATATGAAGGTGGACGGAGGCGTTCCATCTCACATGAGAAACATCATTCCAGTTCCGTCATGTTTGCTTGAGCAAATTTACCCGAGAGCGGCAGGCAAAGTGCGTGACCAGAAATTGTTACGCGAGCTGATGCGGCACAGCGAGCTTATCTGCCGTGAATCCCCTTTGGTCCCTAAATCCGTGATTGGAATCGTGAGTATGCGATTAGCCTTCTTAGCGATGGTTCACAACCGCCGCTTTGAAGAAGCTATGTACCAACATATTGTGCCTGGGAGCTTGTCTCTCAATAAGATGACCAAGGGGTTGTGGGCTGG